TGTGAGTTGCGTAATCCTTTGGTCAGCCAAGGCCTTACTCCGTTGACAGGAACATTTGGTCCCAGTTTAGTCCGTTACTTCCTGAAGAAGGAAGTCCAGCCCCTGCTCAACCTTGATTCGATCGTCATCCTCCTTAAGGATGTACTCAGAAGGCTTGCCAATAATTAGCTTGATTTCTTTTGTTGTGACAAAATCAATGGTGCATGACACCAAACCGCCTGCTTCCACCGTTATTCCAGTAGAAGTTGTAACAGCGGTAGTTTGATAAAAAATATTCGGTTGAGTAGCAACAACCTCTTTATCCGTGAGATACAAAGCAATATCAAAGGCGCATCCTAAGTCAAGACGCTGAATGATTTGCAACATAATCATTGGTGCTTCAATGGCAGTTCCCGTTGCATAGTCAAAAGCGCATTCAATTCGACCGCTTCCACTTATAAGTCCTGCGCTATGCTGTTGTTTATACTTATCAGACAGAGTTGTAAGGTCGACGGAATCACGCGAAGTATTAAACTCGTAGCTTGAAATGTTTCCGACAATATTGAAACGAGTATCCCTGACTGTTAATTTAACTATTATCGGGTCCCCCGCAAACGCTTGCAAATCAATTTCATTGGCTCTTGTGTTATTTATTGAGTCTTGAAAAGTATTGAAAAAACGCAAGCCACCTGCCTCATTTACATTTATATAAGCACTGAACGCATCTTCAATGACTCCACTGCTCCAATTAGATGCCGGAATAAAAGCTATTCCACGGCTATCTTCCGTCGAGATATCGACACGATCGCCAGTAAATAAATTATCAGTAGCGTTATCAACCCCTAAACGCTCTAAGTTAGTATTCACATCATCAGGACCAATAGACGCTTCAACGCTACCGATAAAAACATCAGTGCCTCGACGCAGGCGAACGTTACCGTGTTTGCCGAGGTAAAAAGCCATCAGCTGATTACTTCAGTGAATTCACCGTCAACTGTAAAATTAATAGGCACTACACTTAACTCGCCAGTGCTAACAGATACGCTGGCGGAAGTAATGTAAGCGTTAAATTTAATATCGTCGGCACTGCCTCCACCTACGTTTAGCTCAAGAGAGACTCTGTCACTTGTAGTGATGACGCTGGTTTTCATTATTTTTGCCAGCAAGGCCGTGAATTCAGTCAATGACGAACTTTCTCCAGATTCCAACTTGTAATACAGTAATGTCGCACTACCCGTTGCGCCCTTAGAGCCTGGTACGAATGTATTGACGCCACTATCAATAGTGTTAGTGCTGATCAGCTCTACTGTTGTTTCAAGAGACCAGTCCCGAATTTTTGCTACAGGCTTGCCGTTGAAAACAACTGAGCCAGTGCGGCCAGTGAAAAATCCCATTGGCTTGGCCTGAACATTGCTGTTATCTTAGCTTACCTCAAACTTGTCGCTACGGAAGTCAGCTATTTCTGCTCGTATTTTTCCGCTTGACTCAAAACAAGGGTACTCAACTGCTTTAACGCTTAGCTCGCCGTCCCCCTCAATTTCAAGTTCAGTAACCCTGAAAACTCGTTTGTTTGGTTTTTCGTTGCCCATAACAAACATCCAGCCTTTGTAATCCGTCAGGCTAGAGGCTGTGCTTAACTTGTCTGAAGAAGTTGTGACAGAGACAGAAGCTTTGCTTTCTACTTCTCCGGTCAAAGGCTGGTATAGCAAGAAATTAAAGTTTGCAGTCCCAACATCTTGATGATCGTTCAAAGGTGAATTTAATTCACCGTTTTCCATCACAATTCCAGAGGAGTACTTGTCCCAAGTCTTTAGACCAACATCTACATAGATAAAAGAACCAGGTTCTAAACCTGCTTCTGAAGGCAATGTTTTGAACTCAATGCCTTTTTTTACCTGTCTGCGTTGATTGCACAACAGTTTTGCAAACATTATTGCTTGCTCTCGTTGCGTAACAAACTGACTTAAGTCGAAGGTTTCCCTAACAGCTCTGTCGTCAACACCCTTGAGCCTTACGTCTACGGTCCTATTCTTGTTGAAAACTTCCTGCTCTCTAAACTCTCTGTAGACAACAGATGCAATTAGATCCTCGGTGTTTGCCCCATAACTTAAAAATTCTTCTTTATAAGAACCTTCGAGGATATTGCCCGTAGTGAAAAGTGCCGAAACCTCTACTTCTATCGGCGTCCCGTCGTCAAGACAAGCTTTGCCACTTTTATTCACTGGAAGCGCAGGGACAAGCGTGTCCTTGCCATTCTTTCGTGCTAACTCAAGCAAGCTGAAAGGTGCTGCATTGATCCAAAATTCCCGCCATGATCCCGCATCAGCGATAATCCCATCCATAAACATAGTGACTTTATCTGCACCGCTCTCCTGTCTTGGCAAATTATTGTTTTTACAAAACTCCTTAGCTAAAGCAAGACTGTCAATATCAATGTTTGACTCATTTACATAGTTGCCTACACCGTTGATATCATCCAATAATGTATCTGCAAATATATCTGGCGCAAAGCTTGAAGAATTTACATTGTCTGATATTGTCTTGTTGGAAGTATTAATTCTTTTGCAATTCTTGCCCTTTCTGACTAAAGCGCTCACGCTGCGTAAATCTTGTAATCCACGATTGGCGTAAACACCAACAGCCATCATTGTCAAATCAGCATACTTGTCAAAAATAAAATCATTCCGTGTAAACTGCTGTTCTGTTACGGCCGTCAAAGTGACCTCAGGACCTCCTTCGTGGCTAAATTGAATATTGGTGTCAGAGTTGACTGAGAACATATCCCACTCGTTAGTGTCAATTGGCCCTCTTTCGTCCTCATCCGGAAAATACCCCGTCAATTCGCTGGCATTGACATATCTGCCAGACCAAGACACTTTGATCTGGCTATCAATATCAAATATCTTGGGCTCTTCACTAGTGTCTTCAAGAAAAGCGTATTGAGTAAACGTACGGCCAGATTTAAATTCTGAACTAGGATCGTAAACAGGGCGAAACTCAAAAGACCACTTGCTACGTGGCTGCTGTTCTGTTCCGTTTGATCCTTTGAATCTAATTTGCGTGTAAAAGTCAGATTCACTGCCTCGTCTGACTGCAAAAACAATTCCAACAGGCGCGAAATCAACCTCTCCTTGCTTTTTGTAGTACATTCGGAAAAATACCATACGGCTTTTTACGCCATTGTCAGAGGAGCTATATCTCTTGATCTTCTTCTCGCCGTATTTTTTTTGCCGTCCCGATATTCGCCTAAAAAGTTTTACTTTTAGTGAAAAGTTAATAGTATCAATTTCACTTAATGTCTCGTATGAGGCTTTTTCCGCTTTCACCAAGCATTTCGAGAAAAACGTATTGTCAAAACTTTTCCTGTATTCGTCCCAGTCTTCAATAATCTTTTTAAATTCGTCCAAGTCAGAATGCTTTTCCTTGATTATTTTTTTCATTGCAATCCTCAAAGCTCTTGCTCCTTCCTTATCTTTCTGGTCGACACTAGGCAGTTGTTCTAAAATGGTATCGATGTATTCAATGTCGTCATCGATTACATCAATTGCTAGCTGATGCATAATGCCAAAATTTCTTATTATGCGGTTGTTGAGTTTATTCTGACGTTTTGTTAGCTCAACATTAAAAGCTTTGATATCGTCGTAAACGCTTTCCAAAAGTTGCGTGTCTGCATTCAATATCCCTTGCTTATCGCTAGGAGAGCCTGAGGCAATAGCATCACTTTTTATCTTTGTTTTTTGTTTTTCTAAGTCGTTTTTTCTTACCTCTGCATTTTTAATATCTTCTTTTTTGTTTTCAACTCTTTCTCGTCTTTTTGTTGTTTTTTGGTCATCAGTGAATATTTCGGCTTCTTCGTCATCATTAAATATTCCATTAAAATTAAAATAATGCCAGTTCCTGTTTCGATCAATGTATATAAACGTATACCAAACGCCGCCAAACTCGCGTCTGCCACCATCCCCACGATCTCCCATTATTTTTTTATCATATGCGTCGTACTTAACGGTATAACCATTCCCCGTGATATTATTGTTAATAGTTTGATTGCTATGGAATAGTGCTTGGCCCCTTGCCTCTACGCCCGAAGGATTGAGTCCTTCCAAGTAACCATTGTCGCCATGGACTAAATCTTGACCATCGTAATCGCAATTGTTTATCGCCTCGATTATTTTTTTAAGTGCTTTTTTCCGCTTTCTGAATATTTTCCTTACCTTGCTAACATCAATCAAAACATCTTCTTGTAAATCTATTTTTAACTCTTCTGAGTAAGCAATCGATCCAGCCCGATCAATTCTTTGACTCTTTGGAGCTAGCTCAAGCTCACCACCTTCAATCTTTTTTCCATCGTCATCTACAAGGTTAAGTTTTGGAGTCCATGAAACAGTTTCTTTGTCATTGTATTTGATATTAATAAATGGGCTGGCAGGACTGGTTACAGCAAAAGGGTCTGTAAAGTTGCCTTCATCGCTTAATGGGTGATTGTCTACATCTGGAATCGATTTCTCTGGTTTTGGATTATTTTCAAGAATATGAATTGCATTCTCGATTTCTCTCTTTAACTGCTTGTCATCTTGTTTTGGCTCAGTTGTGTTGTATAAACTGGCTGGGGCTGCTCCTGATTCAATGCATTTAAAACGAACTTCTACGTCTCCATTCTCAATGTTTCTATTCCCGTTGCCGCCGTAAGTTTCAAATCTAAATTTTGCAGAACCTAGCATGTAAGTGCTGCTGAAATCTAACGACTCAACCATTTGACGGCGCATATCAATTGCGGTTTCCCCTGGATCCTCGTCTTGCTGAATTATCTCAGATTTTTTTCCACTGGTTTTTGTGAATACCAATTCAATTTGATTGTCTACCTGAAAGATCCCGCCATTGGCATTATTTTTCCATGTACCGTCCTGCCCAAAGCTGCTTAGTTTTATTAAAATGTTTGACTCTTCCTCATCGCCATCTGAGTCTCTAGTTAGTACATTTACATTAATTGGAACGACATCAAACACTCCAAGGCTAGTTGATGCTGTTGGCGTATATGCCTGGCTGAATCCCTCTCTTTTATCGCCATGAAAGGCAATTAGACACGCAGGTCGCTTATCTGCACCATCATCTGGGGTAAGGCGCTCAGGAAAGAATGTGTCTTTTTCATGCCCAGCCCTTAATTCATTAAACTTTGGAACTCCAGGTTCGCCATTAAGCTTTGAAAAAACATAAAAGCTACCTTTGTCAAAATTCGACAAGTCTTTTTGACCAAACGCAATTGAGTCAAAGTCAACTCTCTTGAGCTTTGATGCTCCAATGACGAGCATAAGCTGCATGAATTGCGCTGAGCCAAAGTTTTCAATCTGAGACCAAACTAAAGAACCATTTGCTCTGACACTGCCAAGAGGATTTTCACTGTTGTTAGTATAAATAAGATTTACAGGGTCTCCGTATTTAGCAAGATCCTGTGCGCTGTTAAAGCCAAAGCTTGGAGAAAATCTTTGCTGTCTATTTTTTCTTCTTCCTCCATCAGGAATTTCAGGCTTAGGCGCTAGAAGTGCCGCTCCAACCTGGAACAAGGTGCCGACAATTGTCAGTACAAGAGCAACAGTGCCAGCTTCATTGCGTACATCAAGCGCTGTGCCAACTTTTAGATCTTTATAGTCCTGCTGAATTGCAACAAAATTTAGATACTCTTCCTTCGTCACACCCAGCGCTTCAATCAGCTGGTGCTCATAGGGGAGGAGCTTACGCATCAGTCAATCCAGAAGTAGTAAGCAGAGACACGCGGCGCTGGGATGCGAACAACCCTCTTGCCAGCAGAGATGAAAACAATGCTGCCATCAACAACGCTACCCAAGGCTGGGCTTGTTGGATCAGCCAGCAAAGCTACCGCTCCATGTTTCGGTAGTGTAAGTCGTCTTCCGGTCTGAAGTAACCACTTCGCAAGACGAATCGGCTTAAACGTTTCTTGGGTGTAAGAGTCGTAGGCCCACTCAAACTTGCCAGAGTAATCGCTTAGACCTAAGCGCTTGCGAATTTCGCATACGAGCTGAAAGCAGTCTGTGTAGCCACTGCCATCAGCAAAAGACGCACCCCACTGATACTGCAGACCAATAAGGTCATTCATCGCAATGACAAGGAGGAGTCAAGCGGCAAAATGCCAACGTTTTCCTCGTTTAATCGCTGGGCTGGGAAGTTAGACGCAACAGCATCAACTGCAGTGTTAAAGCGTAATTCAACAGTGCTTTCACTGAAGCTTGCGCCAATACCTACGTAAATCTCTTGAGAAATCAAAGCTCCAACCTGCTCACTTTCGGTTATAAAATTAGTTGTAAGTGTAAGCTGACTTTTTCTGTTACCGTCTCCCTTTTCCACAAGGCGAATTGCATATTTAGTTGCAGGGAATAACACTTTAATTTGAGAGTTGTCACCGCCCAGCGTTGACACACTGCCGTCTACCTGGAAAGGCGCAAAATCTGGAAGGTTGACGAAATAGTTTTGATAACTATGACTATTGCCCTTTGCATCGACTAATGCAAATGCCTGCATTATGCGAATAACACTGCTCATGCTTCAATTTCTCCAAGAAGCTTTACAGTTACAGTGCTTATATCCCTATATACCGCTCTAACTTCAGGTGGGCTAGCGTATCTCCACTTGACATTACTTGGTGCTTGGATATGCCCTCTAACTGAAGCCCCCATGCCTGCAAATGTTTTGTTCGTTAAAGTAAAACTTTTAAAAGTTCCATTGACTGATTCGTAATGATTTAAAATTTCAAGAGTAGTTCCAGAGTCAGCTTTCAGCTCCACAACATCTGAAATATTTTCAAACGTAAGATCCAGCGTATAGCCAGTCTTCTTGTTGCCATAAGCGCGTCTAAATACAGCACCAGATAAAGATGTATATGTAGTGCTTGGAATGTCACCCATCCTAAATCGACGGGATGTTGGCTTCATATCAGGGAAACTGGCTGTAGCCATTAGCTAATACCTACTCTGGATCGGGTGCGTGGGCTGTTCTGCATCTTATCTAACGTCATGCTCATGCCTCTTTTTGCACCATCATTGGTTGCTTGACGACGAGTGGCAACCATTGCTTGCTCAAGCTGCTCACGGCTTACAAACTCTGTTCCGCCAATGTTAGTCGTCTCAAACGTGAAATTCATCTGAGGTGCGCCAGCGCCTGCAGGAGAGTTGCCCATCATGCGCCGCATATCCTCATTACGCATAATCCCACCGTTTGAACCTGGGATAAACATCTCAGGTCCACGCTCTCCAACCATGTAAGGACGACCAGCTTCTACTGGGCCACCACCTGCTCTTGGAAAGGCTGTTGCAAAAGAACCTGCATCAAAACTGCTTGCAGCTCCTGAATAAGATTCGATTGCAGTCAAGCTTCCAGGATTAATAGCTTTGCCACCACCACCACCACCAAGCAAACCAGCGAATGCTTTTGCGATGCCGATAGCGATGTAGGTGGCAATCATCTTTGCACCCTCTTGCGCCAAGATCTGACCAACACTTTTCAAGAAATCAGCGAATACTTCCTTTGCTGTCTTGGTGCCTTCTATCAACCCCATGATGCCGCTTGTCAACGCATTACCAACTGCGTTGCCGATGCCTTGCGAGATATTTACTGCAACTGTGTGTAGATCATTTAAGCTGTCCTTGGCACTCTTGATAAATTTATCGATAGGCGTTTGATTTAATACCTTTTTAAATAAATTCATCTGTTCTTCTATTTGAGAATCTGTGATGCCTCCTTTATCAGGGTCACGTAATTCCTCAAGGCGTTGACGCTCTCTTGCAATTTCGAGCTGGTTGAATTCTTCTTGTGTAATCAGGCCGAGTTCTAGCTTGCGCTTTGCAAGAGAATCCTCAAGCTGACGATTTAACGACTGGGATGCATTCATTCTTTCTATCAACTTTTCAGCCATTGCCTTGCCAGACTCTTTAATACGCTCTTCAAGAGCAGCTAATTGTTCAGTCTCTCTGTTGTTAATTTTTGCAAGCTCAACTCTTTGCTTTTGCGTTGGTAACTGTTGTGCAGCCTTTCTTGCCAAATTTGCCTCAAGCTTGATCTGCTCTCTAACTCCAATGATTGCGTCTTTGTCTAAGTTAATTCTTGCTATTTTTGCGTCAGCAACTGCTTTAGTTATATCTTTTACGCCAGCGCCACCAGCTCCACCTGGGGGTGTAGTTAAGCCTCCATCACCTTGACCTGACTTAAACTCACCAAACTTAAAAGGCTCGAACTCAAATATTTTTTCCAGCTCTTTCCTTCTTGCTTCAAAATCAATTACGTCTCCAGCTTCTTCTCGGAGCTTTCTTCCTGCAAATAAAGCACTTTGCTGTTCTACTCCATACGCTTCTTGAACATTACCTGTGAAGTCTGGATGCAACCTTTGAGTATTTGGAATCTCAAAGCCGCCAAAACTCAAATTTGGAGTAACGTTTTGAGCAGCGCTTTCAGCTCTATTTAAGGCTTGCTCTGCATTGAAGCCTCCAGCCATAAGATCACGCTCTCTCATCACTGCTCCATGTATTGCATTAACCCCTCGCCCAAACATATCAACTACAAACTTAAGCGGCGGAGCCAAAGTATTAACGATGTCTCTTCCTAAGCCCGCAAATACTTCTTTAATTTTTTCTGCTTGAATAATAAAATCAACCACCATATTTCTAATTGCTGTTTTGTTGTCATTAACAAAATCAATTATCTTCTTGAACAGATCCTGGAATCCTGCGCCTACTCTTTGGAAGAAACCACCGTAATTTTCTACTGCCTCGTCGAGTGCCAGCTTTAAACGTGCGCCAGCTTTTTCTGGGGAATCTCCAATCAGTTTTGCAACTTTGTCGTAGTCAAATAGTTGCTTTTCCGAGAAATCTACAAAATCACCGATTGAAACTTCTCCTGCCTTAAGAGCAGCAGCAAGTTCAGGTAGCGTTCGTCCTGTTGCCTCGGCAAACTTGGCTACGGCACCGGGCATGCGCTCGCCGAGTTGTCCTGAAAGCTCTTCTGCACTCAGCTTACCCTTACTTAGCACCTGAACTGTTGCCCTTACAATTGCATTTATGTCCTCCTGACTTTTACCAAAAGCAACACCAGAAGAGACAAGTCCTCTATAAATAGTTTCTGTTTCTTCTAGACTCAAATTGTTAGCTCTAGCGGCAACTGCAATCTGCGCGAACCCACCAATTGTCTCTTTAAGGCCAAGCGCATAATCATTACTTATTTCCCTGCTGATCGCTAGTAGCTTGTTGTATTCTTCCTGTCCGTCAGCGGCCAATGCAAGCGTTTGCTTGGAAAGATTTAGCTGAGTTGTGTATTCTGCCAGCGCTCCTAGCTGTTTTCTGATTTGATTTACTTGTGCTCCAATTCCACCACCAACAACAGCACCAAGAGGGCCTCCTAGGGCAAAGCCAGCAGCAGAACCAATCAGCCCTTCAACACCACCAAATATTCCAGCACTAGCGATAGCACCAGCCCCTTGAGCAATCTGCGCACCTCCCATTCGAGGTTTGCGATCTAGCTTCCTCAAGCGCCTATCTAACTTTTCTATTTCCCTAGTGACCTCTCTGAAGTCTTTGCTGAGTGGGTCCAGAACGTTGCGTAGCCCTACAAAAGATGCTCTTTGGTTCTGGAGGCTGGAAATATTGCCATTCCCAGCTCTTGCAGCCATATTGATATCTGCCGCAACTTTCCTGTAACTATTGCCCATCATCTCAACATCTCTTGCCATAGCAGCAGCGGAGATTTGACCAATTGATTGATACAAATCACTTGGCCTCTGCACAGGCATGACAGGTGCAGCCATGTGCGCACCTAATGCAGCATTGAACTCAGCGTTTGTGGCAGTTTGACCTGCGATTAAACGCTGCTTACGACCCCTAGATCTCTCAGCTAGCTCTTCTGCCCGACGTTGTTGAGCTGTTACTCCTTTAATAGCCTCAACACGTTGCTTGCCTATATCTGTAAGCTGCTTTTCAATGGCAAGAACTTCCCTTTGCGTATCTCTGTATTCATTACTTGTGAAATCTAAGTTCTGAAGATTTTCCTTTAGCTCTGATATTCTTAACGACAATGCCGCTGTTGTATTTGGTAGCTCTCTGTTGACTACAATTTGACCAACTCTTGGATCAATTAC